AATCCCAGCATTGCCACTAAAAAGCAAGTGCGGAATAGTTTTGTCTTTGATCCAAGTTTTGACTTGTTGTTTTTGTGCTTCATCTCTAAATACATAACCGTCTACTGTTTTCGGACGGTACTTTTCTACCCATAGTTCTTTCATTTGTTTTCCTGCTCCAATCTAAATTTACAATATGCGTCCCAACCGTATTCGTATACAATATATGCAATTATAGCACCAAATACAGGAACTGTAAAGAATAATGTTACTAATATATCTGCCATTATATATGCTGCTGGATAATCATACCATCTAATCATTAAGACAATCCTGTAATTAGCTGATAATTATCCCACGCTTTTTGTTGTGCAGGTGTGTGTTCTTCTAAAGGAACAACACAGTCTAACCAGTAGTTACGCATACGAGCAGGATGAGCACCAAACTGCCTAGGTTGATGAATTTTGCCGCCGTCATACAGTTGTTTGACTACATTGCGATAAACTTCTTCTCCTTCGGTATTGTTTGCCCATTCAGGATTGCTTAATCCACCATAGTTGTATCCTTCCCAGATGGCATTCCAATGATCATCATTATGTGGATCTATGTCTGTTCGTGCGATAATGCACAAAATATCTTCATACAATACTCGTGCTTCCACAACGTCTCGAACGCATCTGCTTAAACTTAATCCAACTTTCACTTAGATTGTACTCCAAAATGTTTATAACTTTGCTGCACACACTTTGCTTGATAATAACAATCTGCTAGTGCGTTATGCAAACTTTCCTGTATTGCCTTGCGAGGATCGCTTGGCATCATTGAAAACAGTGTACGACTATCACGTATTTGCCAATAGTTCCAAGGTGCAGGTTTTTCTGCGTCTTTATATAAACTTTGTAGAATTACAAAGTCGAACGTAGGACCTTGACACCAAATGTAGTCTAATCCTACACACCATTTGTTTAATTGACGTAGCATTTCTTGTACAGTTACACGATCTTGATGATCGCCAAATGCTTCGTCTTGAATTTCTTGTGGCTGTCTACTCCACCAAGCAAGAGTGTTGTCGTCGATAGAACGTCCGTATACTTCGCTTTGTTCTTCTACATCGCCACGCAAGTATAACGGACTATGCGGTTCTGCATCAGAATAAGGATCAAACTTAATAGCACCTAGAGTCATTATAACACTATCAGGCTCAACGCCTAGTGTTTCTAAGTCAATCATGCCGTGTGTAGCCAAAAGAAAACTCCTAACAATTTATATACATTATAACGTATAAACTGCTAGGAGTCAAGTATTATTTTACAAATTGTTCTAATTCTGGGGCTTTCCAGCCTTCTGGCTTGAGAACTTTGCCATCTTCACGTTTGCGAACTTTGCCAGTAACTGGATCAATCTTAGCAAAGTTTGTATTCATTACTTCACGCCATGCACCTTCGCCGTCATAGCCGCCTGCACGTATTGCACCCATAGTAACAACAAGAATGTCAATCAGTGCATCAAGTTGTTCTACACGATCATCTGCTGCTATAGCATCTGCAAGTTCGTTGTATTCTTCTGCAATAAGACTAAGATACATATCGTAGTTTGCTTCTGATGGCTCTTGATCACACGCTGAGCCAAAGCGTTCAATATCTTCAAATGGATTTGTCATTTATACCTCTTAATTTGCAAAAACACTAGGATCTACAGTTGCATGTTCGCCGTCTGCATATTCTTTACCGATTGAAACACTTTCAGGCTTTTCGTCTGACATAGCAAGAACTGATTCAGCTTCAACCATTCGAATTTCAAGTTCACCGTTGTCTGTATCAACCTTAATTGAACGGGTCCAACGTCCGTGTTCAATTAAAATCCAATCACCGACATTATATTCGTCTTTATTCTCTGGGCCTTTTGAGTATACTCTTGCCCATCGAGGATAAATTCCCCGAGTTTTACCATCATCATTTGAAATTATAATACCGCCTTTGGTTGTTTGTTCGCCAAAGTGCATATCGGTTACTAGTACTCTATTACCGATTGCTCGTGGGGTACCTTTAATTGTATTAATGTTTAATGCCATTAGTCACCTTTTTTTACAAAATTGCCATCTTCATCTTCGACCCAGTCGTCTGTGTCAGCTACTGGTTCAGGATCTTCCCAATCGTCTATTAAATCTTTTTGAACAGCCTGTTCTTTTTTTATTGCTGGTTGATCAACCACGCCTTTGTGGTTATCATAATATTCCTTAACTACGTCTTCACGTTTACGAACAATTTTGCCGCCTGGACCTAGTTCGTCTCCGCGGGCATTTGTCTTTACATTTCCTACTGCTGGAGTAAGTTCGTTACGCTTTCTTAGCATATCCATATCAACAATCTTACCTTGCATAGTTCTGTAAGTTTTATTGCCTTTTGATTTTTGTACCATAATAGTATCTCCTAGTGAATTATATGCTTACTTATCTCAAGAACTCTCTCCAATCCAGGTCATATTGGATTGAATTAATCCTATGTACACCTATCAAATACAACACATAACTTGCTACACTTGATCCACGTCCAACACCCCATACAATATCATTCTCACGCATGAAATCTACAAGATAGATCATATAGCGTAGTAGATCTTCCATACCGCGTTCTCTAAAAGCATCTAATTCTTGCCATATGCGATCTTGTACGTGTTGTGGACAAGGTGTTTCTGCTTTGCCTAGTACATACTCATATACATTAATGTCTTTGTATTCATCAGGCATAAACCATTCACTTTGACATACACCGTCAAAAGTCTTTTGATCTACATCTAATGGGATATACTTTTGTAGTTTGTTAAAGCCTTGCTCTTCCATAGCGGCGTTGAACTTATCTACATCATCGCTTGGATCACATAGTACAACGTGTACCTTATCCGCATGACCTGAATAGATCATATCGAGAAGATTGCGATTAGAGAATCGTGGTATTCCTAAAGAGTCTGTTTTCATAAGCATACATGTATTTTACGATACATTGATTAAATTGTCAAGAGGATTTTCGCCGTTTTGTTCTTGTTGTTTGAGAAGGGCTTTTGCACGTCGAGTACTAGCTTCTTCTTTGTACATATCTAGTGCAATAGCAATTTGTTGCTGGACTTCGGGATTGCGAGACATCCAGTATTTTCGTCCTAATTCTATAATTCTGTTTTCAATTTCAGAATCTGTAAATGTATCTAGATTGTCTATTCTAGGATCAAACATTAGGATAGTATACTAAATTCGCCAATATATTCCATAAACACTGTAATACCGCCGTCAACTGTCCATACATCTACAATTTTAGGACTTGTTGCACTAGTTACTTGGAAGTCACCGTTAGTTAGTGCTGTATTCCAATTGTTTTGGTTAACACGTAATGTACCAGCATTTGCTGCTTCAAATGTAAGTGTTCTTGTAGTACCGTCGTTGCTGTATATAGCTAAACGCATTTTCGCAAATACGCCAGATTCGGGCCAGCCACTTAAATTTAAACGAACACTATTATTATTACGCATAGAAAGTGTATGATAATTTGCAGTACTCCAAAGTATGTTTGCATTATCATTATTATCAATATTTCCAGCGGCAATCATTTTATAACCAACAGATTGTAATACTCCGTTTGATATAGTATTACCTTGCATATTGTTATCGAGACTCTGATCAGTTAATGCAGTTGTTGTAACTGCTTTTTGTTCTAAGTCTTGTAAAGCTGATTTAGTTGCAGTTAAGCTAGATTGTATTGCTGCAAAGTTATCACGAAATCCTTGCGAGTCATTATCTTGACCTGCTACTGGAAATTCTTCATCTATTTGTTCTGGTATAATGTTGTCGCTAGTTGCCATAGTGTTCTCCTACACTTATTTATCTGGGTTATACATTGAATCTATAATTTGCGAAAAGTATATATCTAGGTTGACTTGATATTTCAGTACTGTCTACAAGATATCTATCCATGTCTAAATTAAATAATTTAAAATCAAATCCAGCAGCTTCGATTGCTGCTTTTATAATACTACTTGTTCCAGGTTTGCAGTAACATAAAACAATTGACGGAGTATATCCTAATTCGTTTACACTTCCTTGTTGTTGACTACGCATCCATAAAGGAACAAAACTTCTATTAGTAGCTCCGATTGATCTAATTCTATCTCTCATATTATTAATATTACTGATATATCTTTTACTATCTTTGTTTAATGATACATCAATAGCATCAGAGTCTGCTTTTATAGTATTTTCATATTTGGGGCGAAGTTGAAAATTATTACCAAAGCCTTCTATAATTTTTAAAATATTATCTTCTGTTCTTCCGTCTAATTCTATTCCTGTACTCCAAGTTAATGATAATTCGCCACTTTCTCTTGTTTCGATATTAAAATCTTCACCTAGCGTGATTACAACATTACCATTTCTAGTATTAACAGAAAATGAAGGTTTAGTTTCATAATCGTAAAACATATTTTTTGGATCATTATTTACAGAATCTATAGTTATATTATTTTTAGTTTTTATGTCAATACTGTTTCGAGTTCTACCTTCTGAAGTATCGCTAGGATCTATTACATCTAAATAAACAACTTCGTATACAACTTCATTAGTTCCTTCACGAGTTGCTTCTGCTGTTTTAAGTTCACCTATTCTATATTGTTTTCTTTTATGATTTTTCGCTGTTGCTGCTACAAAATTATCAATGGATTTATTTTCAATTCCGTAGTACACAGGAACTTTTATATCAGTTTGTATACCGAAGTTAGGATCTCCTGGTCTATAAATATTTTGCGGAATAAAAATTTCCGGATTAGAAATAAGGTTTGTAAATTCTCTTTTAATATCTTCTTTTAAGAAAGGCTTTAAGTATACATTGCTATATCTTATTATTTCAGGATCTGTAACTGTAATTGAAAATTCTCTTTTTGCAATACTATATTTGTACTGATCTTCGGCATTTACTGTAAATTTATATTGTCTATCAATACTAGTTTCAGTTCCGTCAAATTGAGTTTTATCATTATCAAATGTAGTTAAGCCTGTTATTATGTAGTTAAATTCTTCCCAATATGCTTCGTCAGTAGAAAAGTTTCCTAATGTACTACTTAAATGCGAACTTATAGCTCTATAAAGTATGCCATTGTATTTAACAACTTGACCTGCTGTATAATTTCTTGCCGGTCTCCACAGTCCGTGATATACGTTTTGTCCGTAAGCATTAACTCTTCCAACTATTTCGCCATCGTATGTTAATTCTAATCCTGGAGGCAGTCTTCCTGATGCTAAACTATATAAAACACCTGCATTTGTAACATTTGTTGTTGCTTCGACTCGTAGTACACTAATAGCATTAGAATTTAAAATACCTAAATCACTTGGAGTTACCCATACAGTTTCGGAATTAATTTCTCCAAGTATTTTAACAGTAAATGTTTTTAAAGACGAAACATTGTTATCTATATCGTCAGGAGTAAATCTTGTTGCTTTAACTGTAAATGTATAATCTTTAGTAACTTCTGGCTGATAAGGAACCCTACCAGCAATTTCACCATTAGACAAATCTATATCCATACCAGGCGGCAGTGTACTTACAGTTTCAGGAGTAATAACTTCCCATTCAGCTGGTGTAATAGGATTAGGTTGAGTTCCGTTAAAACTATCAGGACCTCTTCCGCTATCTATAAACTTAGGCAATGTTCCAGTAATTTCATATCTACCGTTTGTAATTATTTCTCCAGTAGATTTTAGTCTATATGTTCCTGGATTAGTGCTTTCAACGCTATAACTAATAAATCCTACAGATGTATTTGTGTCAATAACATCAAGCTGTAGTGTAATATAGTTGTTTGCACGTTTAATTCCTAAGTCACCTGGAGTAATCCAAATAGGTGTACGTAAATTTGTGTTGTCTGCTGTAAACGTTCCTGAACCAACTTGTAATATCGTGTTATCTGCTCTAAAAAAGTCGTCGCCTACAACAAATATTTTAAACGTTCTTCTTGCAATAGTGTCACCGTCAGTGACATTTACTGTAAATTCATAAAATCTATTTAATTTTTTAGGAGGACGTTCTGTATAACTAAAGTCCCAAACTGCTGTATCATAAAAGAAGCTATCAAAACCGTTTGAGCTTCGTATGCCAAAATCATAACCGCCAGATGTTAAATCATATGGGCTTGTATCATAAAACCCACTTGCAAATATTTCGCCTTTTTCGATTGCTAATAACGGATCAACTATTCCTATAATTCTACCATCTGTTGTAAGCGATGTTCCGGGAGGTAACTCACCGTCACCGTCTTTCATAAAAAATTCTAAAGTTTGTCCGGCAGTAATATCGTCATCAGTAGCAATTAACTGAAAATCTATAGGACTGCTGTCTAAGATATAATACGTATCGTTATTGCCAACAGGCAAATCTCCCGGGGGAGTAACCCAGATCGGTTCGTCCGGACCTAATACTTTTATAGTAAATGTTCTATCTTCTAAAACTTCAGCCGTTGAAGCTCTTAATACAAATCTATAATCAGTAATTCTTGGAACTTCTCTAGGAGTTCCAACTATAGATGTTCCGTCAATTCTGAGTCCCGGAGGAAGTTTACCACTGATAAGTGATATGTTAGAAGATTCTAATACAGGTAACATTACTTCTGTAGTAATGTTTTCTTCTACCGTACTTAATAATGTGTTTGTAGCTTGTGTCCACAGTAATGCCATAGATTTTTCCTTCTATAACATATTTATCGTTATCATGCCGGTTCTAAAAACCCAAGGTCGACTGTGTTAGATCTATCTTCTGGATCAATTACGCCAAAATCAATATCTATATTATACATTATATATTGGAGTGCATTTGTAGATGTTTGTCTGATATTACCAAAATCAAATCCAGATAAGTACGGTCCAAATTCTCTTACATCATAACCAAAAACTAATCCATCAATTGGTCCATTAAATTGATTTGCAGTAATTGTACCTGCACTAACGATATCATTACTGTTTGCATCTAATGCAGCTGATAGTGTTGGATTGCTATCTCTTGCAACAATGTTTTGTGTATCTAATTCTACAGTTAATGTTTGCCCAGAAACATCAGTAACTATACCGTTACCTCCGATTAAATTCATACTTTGACCACTACTAATAGTTAATGATCCATTGTCAGCAATAATTAACAGTTCGTCTAATGCGTCATCTACATCAAAAACGATAGTAGAATTTGCTTCTGTAACTGTAATGTTAGTTCCGCCTACTAGTTTTTTAAATTCTGCTGTGTTATCTGTTTTTCCTGCAAAAACTCCAACGCCGATTGAACCAATGTTTTCAAATTGTGTTTGTTCAATAGTTCTTAAATCTAAATCTTCAAAGTTGTCGTTTACTTTAATAAATGCTTCACGGAGAGCATCACCAGTTCCGTCATTTGCTATTGTACCTGTATTAATGTATGTTATTGCCATTTACGTCTCTCCGTTTATGCTAGGGCGCCACCTTGCGCTTGTATCCATGCTGCTATTCTGTCGATTGCTTCTTGTGTTGTAGTAGGCGCTGCTCCATTCCAGTTTGCAGGAACGGATGCAGTGTATCCTATTGAACCACCTGTTAAGCCAGTTATTACAGAATTACTAAAATTGATGTCGGTTAAATCTGATATATTTAAACTAGTTCCATTAACAAAACTAACAGTATTACTTCCACTACCTATATTAATACCGCCAGTGCCTATGTCTTGTATGCTCATTATTCCTGAGCTTCTTAAATTTATGTTGGCAGAGTCAAGAGTAAGAGTTGTACTTGATATTAATTCCGGAGTATTTACTTGTGCAAAGGTTCCTGAAATAACACTTGCTGGAATAGTGTTATTAACTGCATCAACTAGCAGTGTTGAATCATCACCAAACACACTACCGTTTACATCACCTGTTAAGGCTGCAAGTCCTGTTACTGCTGCACCTGAAAAGTCTATTAACGAATTGTTAGTAAAATCTATTTTACCACTTGAACTTGTTAATACTAAGTCATTTGAAGCTTCGATTGTAATTCCTTGTGTTCCTGCAATACTAACTGTTGTTGCATTAGGAATATTTACAGGACCACCAGTTAACACGTCAATACCATTTGTGCCGTTAAGTGTAATTTTACTAGAAGAATTAAAGTTATTACAATTTAATTCAGTAGTAGATATAATATTTGCATCTAATGTATTAATATTAATACTTTTTCCGATACCGTCAATAATTACAGACGAGTCGTCTGCAAACACGCTACCTGTTAAGTCGCCAACAACTTGATTGAGTGAAAGACCTGTAACCGATGCAAATTGAAAATCAACATCACCTCTAATTACGAGCTTGTCTACATCATATAACTCTGTTCCAGTCAATGTATTTAAAAGTCTAAACGATGTAGATCTGATAGTTAGATATGTATCTGTCTTTATGTTAAGGTCATCTGTTGCAACTAAGTTAAAATCAGGAGCATTTAATATGTTAGCATTTATAATGTCAGTATTCACAGTAGCAACATTAAGTTCGTTTGCTAAATGATCTACAATTATTGAACTATCGGCTCCGAACACACTACCTATTAAATCACCAGTGTTTTTTAGCTCAACCGTTAGTGTTCCTCCAGCAACTTCTTCTCTTGAAATATAATCAGGAACATCAGATAAGTCATTAAAAGAACCGGAAGTAGCAATATTCGATAATCCTGTAACTTGTATAGGCAAAATACTAATTTGATTGTTTGATACAAAATTAGCATCGTTTGTTAATTGACTTGTTCTTGATGGAATAAATGGCTTGTTAGTTACATCTGCCCAATCTGCTCCTATACTAGTTGGCTTATTTGTTAAGTCATTATAGTCGCCGCTAAACAGCGTAGGTTTGTTTGACAAATCATTGTAATCATTAGTTTTTGCAACTTCTGCTATAATACCACCGTCAATGCTTATATTCTGCGCACTAACAGTATTAACAGTAAGCGTTCCAGTAGCAGTAATATCAATTGCATTTAATATACTGCTACCAGTTAAGTCTAGATTGTCACCTGTTGGTAGTTCTTGTAGGCTTTTACCTGTTGAATCAAAAACTAACGGAAATTTATTTGCCATTCTTTTATTCCTATTTTACATATTTATCGTAATTAAGATTTGCCTACTAATACTTCAACAATTCCTTTATCACTGCTATCTTTTGCTTCAACTGCTTTACCAATTATTGTACCATACTGTGGATTGTTATCAACAATAGCATACCCTGGTATTGCACTTGTTACAAGTATATCACCTTTAGATACCTTACCAAGAACTTTACATGGAACACGACCTGTTAGTGCTACACCTACAACATGATCGCCTTCTAGTGCGCTGTTCATTAAGTGTGCTGGATTAGTTGTAACTACCCCAGCTACTCTACGATCACCTTTAACATTAGTTACAGTAACTTCTGCGTCACCACCGAGAACTAAAACTGTTCCAGCTTCGTAGTCTGCATCTGCTAGATAGTTTTCAGCTAAGTCAGCGTATTTTGCAGTTGTAGCAGTACCTGAGAATGTGTCACCATATACTGTGCTCCACCTTGATGTTGAACTACCTAGGTTTCTTGTTCCTGATGGTATAATATTACTATCTACTGAACCAGTAAATGTAATAGTATCTGCTGAGTTATTTCCTAAATCAATATTACCGTCAACTTCTAAGTTACCATCAATCTGTACGTTACCATTGGTGCTTATGTTACCGTCAGTACTAATTGATGTACCAGTGGATCCATAACCGCCGCCAAATGTTGCACTAGTTGCTACACCAAGATTTGCATTAGTAGTAATTTCTCCGGTAACTCCTAGCGTACCTGCAACAGTAGTATTACCAGTTGTACCGTCTACTAAGAATGCTTGGTCAGTACCGTTAGCTTTCTTAACATCAATATTGCCTCCTGCTGTAATATTAAGACTGCTATTTGTATTAATATCATTGCCTGTTACAGTAAGTGAACCATTGATAGTTGTTGCATTTGATTTTACTACTATTCTTTCAGTACCGTTAGCAATTAACAAAATAGTATCATTGGCTGCATTTGTAAATCCAGTTCCTGATCCTATGCTAATACCACATGAAGATGCACCTTTTTCGTTTGGTGTTTCGATAAAAGATGTATATAACCATCTTGTTGCTAGAGCACTTGTTTCTTCGGTAGTACCTGCTCCGCCACTTGATCCATAAGTACTATTTTCATGGAAGGAACTTTCACTAGATGCACCAGCAGCAATATCACCAACTTCTATAGTACCGCCTGTGTGCATTACTGGTTTGCTATTTCCAGTTGCTTGAAGAATAATACCTTGTGTAGGTGTTTTAAAAGATAGTACGCCGCCGACTTCGCTGAGTACTTCGTTTGTACTTGCGCTACCAATAATAAGTGAGTTAGCCTGTATGCCACCGCCAGAAGTTCTTCTAGCTATAGTATTACCAGCTGAACCTATACTAATCGGTGTAGTACCGTATATGCCGTCTTCTTGTTTTACTAAAACACTACCTGATAAGTTAACGTTAGTATTAACTGTAATTACATTACCAATTGTTCCTGACAGAGAACCTGTTACAGAACCGTTAGCAAATACTGCTGGTAACGATGTGACTGAGTTAATTACATTTACTACATAAATTGAACGTTCTTGGAATACACTACCTTGTACAGTACCTTGTGTTTGTCCTTGTGTTATAACTTCGCCATCTATTGCATTTACTGGTGTAGCAAAATTTAATTTTTGACCAGTCAAAGTAACAATGGTAGAACTTTCAAAATCTCTATCTTCAAGACCAGTACCTTGTTTAATAATATTTTTAAACGGAACTGCTTCTACATCTCCAACTTCAAAAACTGTACCAGTACCGGTACCTGCACCATTAGCAACAAATATTGTACCTGCATTACTATCAGCTGCTCCAATTGTTGTAAAGTTCGAGTTACCTGGATCATTAATAGTATATGTTCGTCCTACCACAAGTGCTGTTATGTTAATTGGCGATCCGTCAGTTTCTCTACCTAACACACTGTTTGCAGGAATTTGAGATAGTCTACTAGTGTCAACACTTCTTGGAGCTCTGCCAATAAAGCCTGTATTTTTTACATCAGTTACTGTAACTCCTAAAGCAGACTGAGCTGTTTCTTGTCCATTTGTAAATGTAGTTTTGTTAAGAATATCTGAATTAATTTGGAACTCATCACCTGTTCTAACTACTACAATAACACTGTTTGTAACATTAGCTACTACTTCACCAACTGCTGTTGTCCCTTGATAGATATACTCTCCAGCGGATGCTGTTATGTTTCCGCTTACAGTTAGCTGAACTTCTTCTGTAAAACTCTTGCTATCAAAAACTGCAAGACCTCTACTGTCTTGACCTACATCATCTCCAGATCCATATAAGCCTGCACTAGTATCTAGTACGCCTGCTCTATTTAACAGTAGTTTACTTTGTGCTATTGCTGCGTTTGGACTAATTTCTGCGTTTTGAATCACTTCTTGAGAAATTTGGAAGTCAAACTCTGCAATAGGACCTGCTGTTGCATCATCTAATGTACCTTTAATTCTATTAATAGTATATTCAATGTCACTACCTACTGTATTTCTAGCATTTGCAATTTCATCGAATGGTCCTCTTAGAATTGTAGCAGACACATCAGCCTTTAGTGCTGTGCCATATACTTGCTCTAAATTAAAGTCAGCACTACCAGGCGCTAGTTCATATGTAATAATAACAATATTATTACCTGGTTCATTTTCTCCAACAATAGCATCTGTAGTTTGTATAATATCCTTGATTGTTGCATCAATAGTTCCTGTACCATCTGTAATTTCGTCATCAACTTCAAATGTATCAGTACCTGATGCATCTACAGGAACAGTAATTAGAGCTTTCTTCAATCCTGTATAAATTACAATATCACCTGCTTGTTGATAATTGTATCCTGCAGGAGGTGTTTCACGTAATGAATCAAAACTATCGTTTGCAAGTAATTGTGTATCTACATACGACTTTGTTGCAGCGTCTGTATTACTAGTCGGTGTCGCTAATTGCTTGATTTGGAAGCCGCCCATATAGATCGTT